GCTTTAAATGGCAAAATTATAACGCAAAATTAATGGAGCGGATTTTTCTTTGTAAAAAATTACGTGTTTAAACATCATTTTTTCGAATATTTTTCGGATATTTCTTTGCATGTTTAGTGGTATACCGTTGAAAATTTGTATTGGGATATTTGAATTCTTCAACTGTTTAATTTACAGCATATATGGTTTAGCACTGATGTTTTTATTACAAAAAAACATCATTAAGATTTTTTTCTATATTATGCTATGAAAGCATAATATCATGTTATATACGATGACTCTTTCTTAATTTAGATTCATCTTTTCCTACTCCAATATTAGGATAACTTGCACCTGAACTATTACAAGTTGTATCAACTACAAATATTTTCATTTCTTCATCATCTGGAACGCTTTCCATTAAATTTTCAACTATATATCTATGAACTTTTTCTTTAGTTTCTTGAATAACATCTGTAAGAGTCATACCATTTCTGGTATCTAGAGTTAAAGGCGTGTTTAATGATAATTCTTTGTTATCAACAACAATACTAACAATACGAATTAATGGTCCATTATTAGTAAGACCCACATGACGTATTTCATTAGGACCCGTTTTCCCCCAATATTGTTTTTCTGCTTGCTTTAAGTCATTATCACCGTAATTCTTTTGTACTTCAAACAATCCTTTAAAATCTTTATACCCCCTTATTTGTTCTATATCTTTTCTTTCTTTTTCACTGATGTTTGTAATGGTTTTAAGTGTATGTTCAAAATGTTCATTTAAAAATGAAATAAATTCTTCCAAAGTAAAATTCCTATTTAAAAGTGCAGATTCAGTAAATTCATCATATACTTTACTAACAATATTAGAAATTCCTGAATATTTAACAGCTAAAAGATCAACAGATTCTACATCATTTGGTTTTTTAAAAGTTATCAATGGTAAAGTATTTACGATACTACCATGACCAAAAATTATAATAGTAGCCTGTAAACGATTTTTTGGTATAAAAATATCACTCATATCTTTTGTCAATTGGTCTATATCTGAGTCATCATCTGAGTCATCATCTGAGTCATCATCTGCGCCATCTTTATCGTGATCGCCATCTTTATCGTGATCGCCATCTTTATCGTGATCGCCATCTTTATCGTGATCGCCATCTTTATCGTGATCGCCATCTTTATCGTGATGGTGATCGTCATCGTCATCGTCATCATCATCGTATATATTTTTTTTTGCGGTTGATCTCAATGATGTATTTGAATGAATAAATGGTTTTGAACTATCAAACCTTCGATATTTTTTTGAATAACCTTTTTTAGATTTAGATTTCAATTTGGAATTAGATCTATTATAATTATTTATTCGGGAATTGCTAAATTTTTTAGATATATTTAATTTTTTAGATTTGTTTAATTTTTCAATTTTGTTAATTTTTTTCGTTTTGTTCCATTTTTCGATTTTGTTAATTTTTTTCGATTTGTTCCATTTTTTTATTTTTTTCTCTCTTTTGTATCTTGTCATTCTATAAATTATATTAACAAATTAAACCATTCAAAATTCAAAATAGAAGATTTTGATTATTCAATAGTGTAAAAACGCAATATTTATATTTATAATGGGACATTTGAATTATTCGACTGTGTAAAATATAAATATAAATATTGCGTTTTTTTTGGTAATAAAATGTGTTTTTATCATATATAATTTAGGAATGTCCGAACAAAAAACATCAAAATATTACTGTAAAATATGTAAATCAAACTGGGATAAAAAAGGTGACTATGATCGACATGTTTTGACAAAAAAACATAAAAAAATGGCAGCATGTGAAAATTCATTTGAAAAAAAAACATATGCTTGTAAAATATGTGAAATAAGATTTTTAGATAAATATGAATTAATACAACATCTTTATTCAAAACAACATATTAAAATATTCAAAAATCATTTTATATATCATAATTTGAATACAGCAGATAGATTTTTTTTGTGTCCTATATGTTGTAATAAATCTTATGATGTTTATCATAGTTATTGGTCTCATATCAAAAAATGTGAAGATGTCCATGATCTTTATGTTACAACTACACAATTTACGAAATCAAATAATATACATGAAAATGTAGAAGAAAACTCAAAAATTGTACATAAAGTTATTGGAGAACCTATTGTTGATTTATCCCCTCGAGGATTAGAATCCGCATTTGAGGATTGCAAACCGCTCACACAAGGGGTGCGGTTTGAAATCTTCAAGGGTTTAAACATAATAGAAAATGATGAAAAAAAAGACGAATATTTAAAAATAATAAACAAATTGGTTTCTGAAAACCAAGAATTACGTAATTTTGTAGTAGAACAATCGAAAGAACATAATAAAGAAACGTTAGAGTTAGTAAATAAGGTTCTCAAACTTAATAAATCGTCTCAAAATATTATTAACAACCAACAAATAAATAATAATAATACAAATACAATAAATGGAAACATTACTTCAAATAAATTTAATATAAATGTATTTTTGAATGACAAATGTAAAGACGCATTGAATTTACGAGAATTTATAGATACAGTAGAAATTACAAATAAAGATTTAGAAAATAATGCGATTCATGGGTTCGTAGGAGGGATTTCTAAAATAATAATAGAGAACCTAAAGAATTTAAGTATTTATGAACGTCCAATACATTGTACCGATGTAAAGAGAGAAACAATATATATAAAAGATGAAGATCAATGGGCAAAAGAAGAAGATACAAAAAAATTATGTCAAGCTATACAAGAAATATCTCGCAAAAGTCTAGTACAATTTTGTAAATGGAAAGAAGATAATCCAGATTATACTGACTTGGACAGCGATTTAGGTAATAAATATATAGCAATATCTAGGAATTCAATTGCAGGAAATAATCGAGAAGAATATTATGGCAAAGTGATAAAAGCGATTACAAAAGAAACAACAATAGATAAAAAAACACAAATTTCCGAGTAAAATACAAGATATTTCAGTTATTTTGTAAATAATAAATAAAATGTAATTAAAATTTTATTTGTTATAATTTCTAATGTGGGATTTATTCGATTTTTTCAAACAACAAATATTTGATATTTGTAATGTTTTTGGTTTTTATTTATTGTGGATATTATTATTTTATATTGGATCAAATTTACATAGTATATATTGTACACCAAAAGGATTATTAGGGTTTTTATATACACCCGTATTAGTTCAGGCGCCACATTGTATTGCATTTCGTTGGATTATATCAACAGGAACAAATAATATAAATGTTTTTTGGGGAATACTAGCAGGTTTCTTTATAAAAAAATTAAAAAACAATATTAGATAAAAATAAAATTATAATGTAATAACATTATGAGATTCTTTAGTATTAGTATAAAAATCACTTGATTTTGATATAGCGGTTCTCAAATATTTGATTAAAATAATATTCACTTTTAATATATCTTCTTTGGACAAATAAGCAAACCAAGTAAATTTTGGACGTTTTAATATTTCTTCTTCTGGAATATAAATACCAACACAACTTGTATCTAAGTCTAAAATACGTTCTTCAAATAGCTCTTCCAATAAAATCGTTTTACGTTTATATGTTTTGATTCCAATACGTTGTCCTAAAATCAAATTCATTTTACTATCATCAATTGCTCGTATACACCACTGAGAAGTATCTCCTAAAAATGTTCGTTCGTCTGAAAAATCAAAATGTTTCGTTTTTTCTTTTAAATAATTAATAAATTCACCTATTGTAGAATCTCCTTTCAAACAACCACAAAAATAAGGATCGGGTGTAAAAAGCATTTTATGTTTTTGTGCAGCTAAATTCGTGGTTCTATTCGTTTTTTCACATACAAAAGGACGTTTGTAGGAAATACCTTCTTTATAAAAATTGATAAGTGGCTTCATACAAAGAAAAGAATCAGGAATTATCATTCCACCATAAATATGAATAAGAGATAGTAATCCAATTTCTCTAAAATAAGATTTCATAGGTTCAGGCATAGTATTAACATCGGCGTCCCAGTCGGGAATAAGTTTACTAAATGAATCGTCATCAATTAGACAAATATGAAAATCGTTTTGATTATTATCAACAATAGACTGAATCGTATAATGAACATATGGCATGTTCAAATTATATGTATTTCTCGTCATGAAATCTTTCCATTTACGTGAATTCAATTCATATTTTGTATGAATCCATATTTTAGGTTTATTAAATCCATATAAAGGGGATTCATTCAATAAATATTTTTGTATTAATTCAGAATCATCATTGTGTTGATTTATAAAATGTTGTTTGAATTGTCCACCAACATAATTTGCAACAATTATTAAACCAGCAGCAAATGCGTAATACATTATATTTTTTCCCTCAAACATTAAATAATAAACTATACAATAAGAAAATATTTTTATTATCGTATAGTTTCAGTTTACATACTTTGATCATTTTTATCATGTATAATAAATATAAAATTCAATACTATACTTGGATTCACCATATTTAATATTAGAAGTAAACATGATATTATTTTGTTTACAAATTTGTCTTATAATATTAGTAAAAGAATTGTATGTTAATTTTCTAGTAATATAAAACTGTTTTGATAAATGATAACTATTTTTTATTTTTTTAAAAAAATCTTCATGGTAATTATGAAATAACATTTTTCGAAAAGTATTTGTATCAATGACATAATATTTATCTTTCTTTAAACATATTTTATCAAGTAATTCAAATAACCATACACAATTTACTTGTTTACAAAATAATTGATCCATAAAATATTATATAATATAATCTAAAGAGTTATAATTTTATTATACTATAATATTATTATACAATAATACAATAATACTATAATACTATAATATGGTATGAATAATAAAATACAAATATTTTTATATTTTTTTTATTTATTTGATTATAATACATAATGTAAAAAAGTGTACAAATTAATTAATAAACTTATTGCAAATAAAAACGATACAAAGTCTATACAAATAGATTCAAAATAATCTAAGAATTCAGTGTTAAAAACGATTTCCATATTTTTTTGAATCAATTCATTTTTTTCTTCCGTTTCATATTTTGCTTCGTTCAGTGTACTTTCTTCTTTTTGTTTCATTTGTTTCATTTTTTCTAGATATAAGATAGAATCCATATTTTCTTCTTGAGCATGTTGAACCCATGCTAAGAATGATAAATCATTACGATCAAGTGTTTTTCCATATTTATAAAAACCTACATTTGCTCGATTTATAAATTGGTTGACAATAGATAATACTACAGAATCATCTTTTTCCATTTTAACTATATTGTCACAATTATATCGTTGAAGATTTGTAATGGGATGCTTTTTCAAAGCATTATTACAAATTATTGGTGATTTAATATAATTGTCATCATCACTATCGTCACTATTGTCACTATTGTCACTATCCTCATAATCACTATCGTCACTATCATCATAATCACTATCGTCACTATCGTCACTATCATCATAATCACTATCGTCACTATCATCATAATCACTATCGTAAACCAAGCCCTCGTCCAAGCCCTCGTCCAAGCCCTCGTCCAAGCCCTTATCCAAGCCCTCGTCCAAGCCCTTATCCAAGCCTTCGTCCAAGCCCTTATCCAAGCCCTTATCCAAGCCCT